GTGTAATTTATACATATTCAGACCATCAATCTTTTTTAGAAATTCACTACTACAGTATACTTGCAAGTTACAACACACAGACAAGGAACTATTTGTTTTTTGATACCTTCTGCATTAGATTCATATTTGCCCCACTCTCTATGTGATGCATAGTTTTGTTTGAATTCTGGATTACCAAACTCAAACAACTTTTGATCGTTTGGTTCAGTCTTTTTGGGTGACAAGAAGATTACAAGAACTAGAACAGTTAGTGCAATTGAAACGAAGATAGGAAACGAAAATACAAAGTACCAAAAGAAACGATCTTTTTTCATTTTTTTCTCCATCATATTAATGTGGGTGGTGTTACCACCCACACATCAGTATAGTTAAACGCCGTCAACTTTACTCATCAATTGATTCAAAAATTCAAATTCATCACTTTCATCGGTCGTGGAAGCAAATGAACTTGGTAAATCATCCTCATCTTCTTCAGCGAGTGCAGTCGCTACAGGTTTATTTGGTATGACAGCATTTTCCGGTGCTCTCTTACCATCAGAACCAGTCACTCTCAAGAATCTTGCTTCAAGTTCCTCATAGGTCTTAAATTGATCTGGAGCAACGATAGTCTGTAAACTATGACATCTAGACCATAATTCATCATAATCTGAATCTGAACCATTGTCAATAACTTCCGAAGGTTCATCCCATTCACAAGTATCAAAATTAGCATAACCAGAAACCTTTCTTATATCAAGAACAAAGTTTCTACCAGTCCAGAAGTCAAATGGATCTGTTGGCTTTTTTGGTTTTAGTCCAGTTTGTGGTGGTAAGATTAATGAACTAATCTTCTCGAATATCTTAATTCCGTACTTGAATAGAAACACCTGTCCATTGTTCTCAGGTTTCGCAGGGTCGTTGATTACGAGAACATTAGACACATAGTGTAGTCTTCGCTTACGTTCTCTTACAGTTCGTCGTTCTGGCGAATTGTCATCAGAAGTGGCATTCCACAACTTTCCATTAGATTCAGCTACAGGATCTTTCCCACCCAAGGTAGTTAAAGATCTTTCGATATACCAGCCGCCTGGACCTTTAAATGCGTGATCCCAATACTTAACGAATGGAGCATTTTCACCCTTTGGTGCTGGCAGAAATCGAATAATCGCTGAACCATTTCCAGCCTTATCTAGTGTTGCCTTCCAATACTTATTATCTTCAGTTGAATTATCTTTGCCCTTAGAAAGATCTTCTAATTGCTTCTGCAAAGATTCTAAATTAGATTTATGACTTGATCTAAGATCAGATATTGATTTTGCCATTTTATTATCCTCTTTTATTATTATTAAACTTATCCACAGAACACATATTAATGATGACATCTTTATACATTGATTGCTTTTTGATGTCAACAAATTTTTCGTACTTTGTCCAGATTTTTAAAGATTCACACAAAACTATATCATCGTAGTATTTTGACCAAATTTGAAAAATATTCAAAAGTTTGTGTAGAATTATTAAAGTTTCTAATTTAATCTCACCCTTTCTGGTCATTCTATAAACCACAGGCAATTCTTCCGACTTTGGCGATAACATACTGTTGAAATCACCAGCCTGTATTATATTATGCATATCATTCTTAAAGTTGTATGACAATGCAGACAGATCTTTTATCTTATTGTGATAATTTTCTTCACTACCACTTTCAAGTAAATTGTTTAACCATATGTTTGGATTTTTTATTAGATTTGATATGCATAACCATTTGTATGATTCTATATCGTATCTTTTCATTAATGCAAAACAGGTCAATTCATTATTTTTCATGTAAGTCTTAGAGACTTTACAATTGCCAGAATATTTAAAATAATCGTACTTCGTGGTGAAATGTTTCTGTAAAGCTCTAAACATTACATAATAATTTTCAACTTTGCTCATCAGAATAATTTTTTTGAACTTTTTTTGGTTTTGGTTCTAATTAGATTTAATTGAATGGCTTCTTGTTTTAGCGAGAAGCTAATATTTGGAGTGATTAGTTTTTTGATCACAGCATGATCAACATCATATTCATTCGTAAATTCCATAATAGATTCAAGGTATGACAATCCCGTTTGAACCTTAGCTTCAATCATCATTGAAAACTTTTCTGGCGTTAATATTTTAACTTGATTTGTGGCTGTATCTAAACACTCCATTTGCTTTTTTCTCGCCATCAGAATTTGTCCATAGTCAAATATTATACTAAACCGTATCGAGAAAAAAAGTCAAATAAAATGTTGATTATTTTTTAATATGTTACTTTTTGAACATATTTTTTGCTACCGTCTTATAATGCTCTTTGATCTTTGCTACGATCTTTTCAGCCATGACCTTCTTGAAAGATTCTTCGGCTTTTACGGCATCATTATTTTTGACGGACTTTAATAATTCTTTTAGGGCATCTTTACTCGACATGTTTAGCTTCCTATAAATTGAGCATTTATGTTGTGGTATATATATTCAATCTTTTTATGTAAATCATCCACACTCGCATCATTATTTATAATGTGATTCCACTCGCCGAAATCAGACAAGGCCAGTTCGGACTCATTTTGTGCGCCAGGTAGAGGTGCATTATCTAGTTCTGGTCTATCTATTCTTATAGTAACTATTTTTGCATTACAATCTTCAAGTGACTTTTTGGTGTAATAATATTCGTTTGGATATCTAAAATCTGTTATTACAACTTTATCGAGTCCTGAATTTTTGACTTCTTCGCAAACTTGTCTAACCCAAATATGCGGATCTCTATTTCTTTGCTCTCTGCCAAAATCTTGCAATATTTGTCTAGGTGTAAGATTGTATCTTGTATCAACCACGGATTTAAGTTCTGTGCTCAACTGTTCCCAAGACATATTGTACAATTTGCCAACGTGATACCTAAGTGCATCGGCAAATGCAAATCTCTTAAATCCATGCTTCTCTATCAAGTGTAATGCAGCAGTATCTTTGCCACGATACATTCTGTGACCAAACATAATCACCAACATAATAAACTCCAATATAATAAATGATAGGTGATTATAATACACCTAGTCGCATTTTTGCAAGTAAATATTTCTTTACAAAACCAGATCTTACGATATCATCTATTGTAAATTTTACACAACCAAACTCTTCCATATCATGTACAATAGATATCAGTTCATGAATACCAGTTTCCATCTTTTTATGCATTTGCAAATCATTTTGTGCGGTGTCACCACACAATATTAATCTTGTGTTTTTACCAACTCGTGTCAACAAAGAATCTATTTCATGAAATGTACAGTTTTGCGCTTCATCTAATATTATGATTGCATCGTCTATGTTTAAACCTCTTATGTAAGAAGTTGACATAAACTCATAATATCCCTTTGTTTTCAGTATATCGTAAGTATCCGCTCTTAGTGTCATATGTTTAAAAATATCTCTATATGGCATTTCATACAGAGCCATTTTTTCTGCTAATGAACCAGGAAGAAATCCCTGATCTCTGGTAGTAACAGCACTTCTGACGATATAAATTTTATTCACGGTTCCGGCTTTTAATTCTTTTAGAGCAAAATAAATTGCCAAAAAAGTTTTACCAGATCCCGCCGCACCAAATAATAACAAATTTTTATCATTTGACCAATGTTCAAATGCTAATTTTTGGTTTTCTGTTATTGGCTCTATGAACTTTAAATCGTACATGCGCCTCAATAATTTTTTTTGTCGTCGTCTCTTATCTTCTATTTTAATTGATCTATCTTCAATTTCAGCATTTTCAATATTTTCAAATTCGGATAAATCAATATCTTCTAGGTTGTAGTTTAGGTAGTTGTCGTTTTTCATTTATACTTGAATGTTTGCCTTTGGACCTAGCCTCTTCTTCATTTCCTGCATTCTTTCAGTAAATGCTCCATGAGGCTTTTTTACACCGATACGAATTGGATCTGCTATTAGTGGCGAACCCACGATAAGCAGTATTGATTGTTCTGTGTTGCATTGAGGACAAGGAGACAAAGTAGGTAAATTGCGGTCATCGATTTTTAAAACCTCCTCGAAAGTGTGTAGACATTGCTGACATTGATAATCGTATGTTGGCATACAATCTATCTCCATTTATTTATTAAAATTCGAGACTTTCATTTCAACTTTTTTTCTTAATAATATTAAATACTATTTTTGTAAACTTAATTTAACTATAACACACTATTGATTTCTAATCAAGTGTAGTTGTTGTTTATATAAATTTATTTGTTCTTGTGATGGCGTATAATACTTAGGTTCGCAAAGATTCCATACCAAACCACCGTGATTATGCTTTAACAATTCCGGATCAAGTTTATGTTGAAAATAGTGTTGCAATTCGTGTCTATAGACCATTGCTATGTCATAATTTTCTACAAGAAATATCGTTTCGGTTTCAGGTTGATATAATCCTACTATGGACAAAAAGCCCATATTGCCAATTCTTATGGGACTAAAATTCATGTAGTTTTGTTCACTGAAAAATACATTAGGTGAACCATGTGGAAGAACAAAGCATCTAGGTGGCGTTGTCACACTATCTGGTAGTGTTTTATTGTATTCTGATACAAATGCTAAATTAGAACAAGATTTAGCTTTATTGAATTGCTGTACTTCATCTATATACTCAGCACAAGGTCTAACTTCTGACCATTTTGTTTTATTGAATATTTCATGTATAACCGGATTTCTTTTTATGACATCCGTTGCAATTCCAGAATTCGGTAAAGGTTCGCTTAAATCAACCAATAATGAAAAGCAGTAAAACGTAAAATGAAAGGTCAGTAAAAACAAAGACAAATGAAAAACAAATTTAGAAACCGACCTTAAACTATTTTTCTTCGACATAAAATCCTAAAAAAAGGTATCAGGAAAAACTGATTGTAATTCCTTTTTCGTTAAACCCAAGTCAAGATTTTTGTCTTTTACACTGATCAATATTGTTGCATCTCTAGTATTCAATTTTCCCAAAATTTTTAAAAAATTCATTTCTCTTTGAACTTTGGTCATATGAGTATTAGCAGACAGAAAATTCTTGTACTCTTTATATATAGTCGAAAGATTGGCAGGTGCTTCTTCGTGTGGCCAAGATTTTATAGAACCTTCTGGCACACCTACAGCTAGATCGTGCTTAACGATTGGATTACCATCAAATTGAAGTCTAAGCAACGTTCTTAGTGCAAGCGTGTCGTGTTCTTTGAGTAATTTCTTTTTGTCTGCCTTTTTGGTTTCTGTCTTTACCGCATCTATCACATCACCCACAGTTCTTATTTTAGAAGTCATTGATATCCTCCAATAACAAATTTAATTGATTCTCGACAAAATATGGAAATAATTTATTCCTACTAGGTATTATGTATGACGAATAATTTTGTCTAACTTTATCCTTTATGTCTTCTGGTATTTTTGTAAGATCAATTATTTGTTCATTTCTTTTAAAGTTTCTAAACATTATATCATCACAAAATGTTTTAGGATCAGACTTGAGCCAAGTTGCAAGTTTTTCTTTGCGAATTGGTTTCTGATTTTTATCTGAAACAAATGTGTCGTCGGCTGATAAGAAGTTTGGTACACCATCACCCCTATCACCCTGTAGTATGTGTTCCTTTAAAAATTCCAAAGGATTTGGATGATTCAAGAACCTATTCATAAATGGTGAATATTGTCTGATGTTATCAAACCTCTGCAATTGCACAAAATCTTTATCAGCGGAAACTATCATCACACTTTCACCAGAACGAGATTTATCTATTGATAGTGTGGCGATAATATCATCAGCTTCGGCCTTTTCGACACGTATTACTTTGTACGGAAAGGTTTCCGAGACTTCGTTTCTTATCTTGTTTAGACAATTAAAAATTAAATTCCAATCAAATTCGGAATCGTCTCTCCACTTCTTTCTTTGTGCTTTGTAGTATGGAAAAAAATCTTTGCGCCAATAATTTTTATCATCGGCAGCTAAAACAATTTCTCTGTATTCTGGAAACTTTTTCTTTAGATGTAGTATGTTTGATAGTACTATGTGTCTTACTAAATTCTCATTTATTTCTTTTGTCTTGTCACTCTTTAATTGTGCCATCAACGATGAGATGATGATCTGATTAAAATCTATAATTAGCATTTTTATCTCCGAATTATGGAGATTCCTATTTTTCTAATGTTTTGTGCCAATCCTCGAATGTATCTTCAGCACAACGAATGGCAAATGCTTCTACATTGTTGTTCCACTCATCCGTTACACGAAAAATACAATATCTCCAAGCCGATACCCAGATGTGCATTCTCTCTTTCTTCAGCTTTGCCTTAACATTCGATTCGATATGGTTGACATGAATCATGTCTTGTAACACAAAACCCAACACCAAGCCTACTACGAATGCACCGGTTATCGATATTGTCCAAAAATTTAAATCCATA